AGCCTTGCACTCACTTTTGATATGGGCAAACCAACAACAAGAAGCCATCACCAAAGCACAACTTGCCGATGATGAGCAGAAACCAAAGAGGAGAAGAAAGAATGAGCAATGAAGAAACACACAATGACATACCTAAACCATTTCGGATATGACATTAGTGACTTCATCCCTTGTGAGGTGTGTGGCAAAACTGCCGTGGACATCCATCACATTGAAGCGAGAGGAATCGGAGGGAGCAAAGAGGCAGACAACATTGAAAACCTGATGGCATTATGTCGTGAGGATCACATCAAGTTTGGAGATAAGAAACAATACAAGGAGTGGTTGAAATCCATTCACGAGCAAAGATTGTCAATGGCTAAATAAATTCGTAATTAATTCGTAAAATGGCAACACAAGTACCAGGAAGAAACGGAGGAACTTTGACACGACCTGACAAAGGTGAAGTGTTGAATCCGAACGGCAGACCAAAGAAGCTCATCACATTGATGAAGGACATCGGATATACCAAAACGCAGGTGGAAGATACGATGTTGTCAATGCTTTCGCTATCACGGAAAGAACTGGAGAAGATAGATCGTGGGGATGAATACACGATAATGGAACGCACGATTGCCGGTGCATTGCTGAAAGGTCACGACAAGAACTCTCTGTTCAACTTGGAGATGTTGCTCACACGATCACAAGGCAAGCCAAAAGAAACAATTGACCAAACGATAGAAAGTAAAAATTTCACAATAACTTTGAATTTAGATGAAAGCAAACTGGAGAGATGAGAACATCCTACCACCTGAAGATGAACGACTTTGTGTGGTGAGTGATAACCAAGAAATCAAACACCTTGCCCGTTACATTGAGGGTTATTGGATTGATGAATTCACAGGGAACTTTGTGGAGATGTTGTACTGGATGCCCATCCCCTTACTGCCGTACGAATGACATCACAAGACAAAGCACAAGAAATCAAAGAATCGTTCAACAACTCGTTGACGGTGAAGGATTGCTCATTGGTTGCAGTTGACCAAATCATTGAGGCGTTGTCTCATAAAACTTGGGAGAATCGCAATGAGTTGATGTTCTATTTGGAGGTCAAACAAATACTGCAAGAACTATGAGAGTAATTCAATCCGGTCATCTTGGTGATTTGATCTATTCACTCACCGCAACAAAACGAGTTGCAGAGTTACACGGTGCGGTAGATTTCCACATCGGATTCCGTGAGCAGAATACTGTTTCCGGTCATCCAAGCGGAGGGTATTGTATGAACTTAAACTCATACGAATACATCAAACCATTGCTTGAGCATCAGTCGTACATAAGAAGGGTTGAGATGCACTCGCATATTGATATGGGTTATGACTTTGATAAGTTTAGACATCACGGATTGAATCTCGCTGCTGGTGATTTGAGACGGAATCACTTTCTTGTCTATCCTGAATTGATCACCGACCTTCACGAACCTTGCATTGAAGCGAATGAACCTATCCCATACTTTGCGGATAAGATTCTCTTAAACTTCTCTGCTCGTTATCGGAATCACGACATCAACTATTTCCCACTCAAGGAACACAAGTGCATTTTCTTTGGATACGAATCGGAGTACATCGCATTCACCGAGAGATGGAAGTTGGATTGTGAACTATTGAAATGTGAGGATGCTTTGATGTTGGCAACGATTGTCGGCAGTTGCAAGGCGTTCATTGGGAATCAGTCAAGCACCTACGCAATCGCAGAGCAAATGAAGGTAAAACGATTGCTTGAGGTATGCGTTCACTCACCAAATGTAATTCCCGTAAACAATGGCTTTGATTATGTAACGAATCAAGGCTTTAACTTTTTACTTAATACCCTATGAAACTTTTAATACTAACAGACGGAATCAATGGTGTGGTTTACCATCGCATCTACGCACCACATTTGAGAATGCAAATAAACGGAGAAGCGGAGGTTGATGTTTGCCAATCACAAGCCGAATGGATGACGGTTGACCTTGCACCTTACGATGTGATTGTTTTCTCACGATGGCTTGGAAAGAACCAGTACGATGTCTTGAAACGCATCACCGATGCCGGGAAGCCTTATGTGATTGATGTGGATGATTATTGGGTACTTCCAAAATACAATCCAGCATACTGGGCATATCGCAAAGGGATAAAGAACTCCATCAAGGATGCCATCAACTATGCGGATGCGGTATTCTGCACCACGCAAAAACTTGCCAATGAGGTGAGGACAATCAATGAGAATGTCTACATTGTGCCAAACTGCCTGGATACATCTCACAACCAATGGAAGCAACCAAAGGAGAAGAACGAGAGAGTGAAAATAGGATGGGTTGGTGGAATTACACACGAGGAGGATTTGAAGCTCATTGCCGATGACATCAATTCAATGGATGTGGATTTCTACATTTGCGGATATACTCCAAGTGATCATTGGAACAACATTGTCAAACTGATTCCCAAAGCCAACATCGTGCAAGGCACTTCGGTATTTGAATACGGTGAGGTATACAAGCATTTTGATTTCGTACTTGCACCCCTTCAGGACAACCACTTCAACAACTGCAAGAGTGAATTGAAGATTGTGGAAGCCGCAGCCTATTCTATCCCCATTATCTGTTCAGCAGTTTACCCATACTTATACCATACTGGAAACGATGGTGTGATTTTCGCAACCCAAAACAACTGGAAGGCATCCATTGAGAAACTGATTGATGCTGGTCATTCTGTAAGACGGTCAATGGGCGAATCAAATCGCATCTATTGTGAGACATACCACAACCTTGAACTGCACAACCTGACACGATTAAGTGTTTACCAAAGTTTATGCAAATAACCTATCAAAGACCATATGTCACGAGTTACCAAAAAGACATCCTTGATTGTGATGCTCGTTTTACCATTACTGCTGCGTCTACAAAGACGGGCAAGACGGCAAGTCATATCATATGGTTATTTGAACAAGCGTTGAAGTGCAAGGACAATCAATCGGTTTGGTGGGTTGCACCAGTATACCAACAAGCGGAAATTGCATTCCGAAGGATGAAGTCACAAGTGACCGACAAGAACTTCTTCATCAGTAATGAAACCAAACTTTTGCTCACTCTTCCAACGGGTGCAAGGATAGAATTCAAATCAGGTGAGAAGCCTGACAACTTGTATGGTGATGATGTCTACGCTGCGGTGATAGATGAGGCATCAAGGATGAGAGAGGAGAGTTGGTATGCGATGCGTTCAACTCTAACTGCCACACAAGGCAAGTGCAAACTGATTGGGAACGTGAAGGGAAAGAAGAATTGGTTCTACAAGTTGGGCGAACGGGCGAGAAGCGGGGAGAGTGACTATAAGTATTTCAAGATTACTGCATATGATGCGGTCAAGGAAGGGATTCTCAAACTTGAGGAGGTTGAACAAGCCAAACGAGATCTCCCACTTCACGTTTTCAACGAGTTGTATTTGGCAGAACCAGCCGATGACAAGACAAACCCATTCGGAATTGATGCAATCCACCGATGCATAGCACCAATAAGCAACAAAGCACCAGTAGCATTTGGCATTGACCTTGCAAAATATACGGATTGGACAGTCATAACGGGATTGGATAACGAGAATCGTGTGTGTTATACGGACAGATTCCAAGCCGATTGGACACAAACCAAGAACAAAATCATTTCAGTTGTTGGGAAAACACCAGCCTATATAGACGCAACGGGTTTGGGTGATCCAATCGTGGAGGATTTGCAAAAGGTATTGCCAAAGATATTCGGGTTCAAGTACACAAGCCAAAGCAAACAACAACTGATTGAAAGTTTGGTGATGGAGATTCAAGGCAATAACATAAGATTTCCCGAAAATCCCTATGGTGGGGAATTGGAAAACTTTGAATTTGAATACACCCGTAATGGGGTAAGGTATACCGCACCTTCAGGTCTTCACGATGACGCAGTCAACTCCCTTGCACTCGCCAACGATTGCAAAAAACACAACAGACCGGGAACATTCTTTTTTGCGTAGTTTGTTTTATAGATTGGTAGCGTGTATATTTGTTGTATGATAAAAATAGAAAGTTTTAATGATTATTTTGTTGATGAAAATGGTGTTGTGTATTCGCATAAGTACAACAAATGGAAAGTGATGAAACAACAGAATCACCGAAAAGGATACAAAGTAGTTACTTTGGTTGACAAGGATTTTAAAAAGACATTGAAAGTACATAGATTGGTTGCGATGGCATACTTGAAAAACCCATTGAATAAAGAGCAAGTAAATCACAAGGATGGCAACAAGACAAACAATCATTTGTCAAACTTGGAATGGGCAACCCAATCCGAAAATCAAATACACGCACATCAATCCGGTTTAATGGACAACAAAATTCAAAAATTAAAACTTCTTTCATCAAAACCAGTTAAACACAAGGAGACCGAAAAAGTGTTTGATTCTTTAAAAATTGCTTGTGCTGAATATGGGTTAAAATACAAATCTGAATTTGCACGAATGAAGTATTATAACAAAAGCATATTTTGTCAACTATGAACTGGAACAACATAACCATCCACCAACTGCAAGAGATACACTCTTGTCGTGATATGTCCAACATTGAACGGACAATGAACATCCTTGCCATCGTTAACCATTGGTCAATGGACAAGGTGGAATCAATGCCGATTGATGACCTTACAAGAGAATTCAAAAAGTTGGAGTTCTTGAATGAGCTTCCAAACCGTCCTGTGCAATTTATGTTCAAGCATAAAGGGAGATATTTCCGATTGGCAAAAACACCAAACGAGATTTGCGGACACCATTTCATTGAACTCCAACAAGTGTTCAACGGAGATACGATTGAAAGCCTTCACAAGATAATGGCTTTACTTGCATACGAGGTGGATTTCTTCGGCAAGTCAAAGACCATCAAAGATGCACAAGCACACTATCAAGACAAGTGTGATTTGTTTCTGTCAATGGAAGTTCCGCTTCCCTATTCTTATTCGCTTTTTTTTTCGGCAGTTTATCCAGAGTTATTGAAAACTATCCAATCTTATTTGATCAAGGAGATGGAGAAGTTGAACAAGGAGATAACGCAAGTCCGTTAGGTTGGTTGGAATTAGTTGACAGAATTGTCAAAGGAGATCGTACAAAGTGGGATGCGATTCTCACAATGCCGTTGATTGAGTTCTTGAACACCATCGCATTCTATAAGCAGAAAACAAAGGAGAGACAGAAGCGAATTGAACAGGCAGCGACAAAGGGATTCAATGCTTATGTTGTGGCTTGTCTGCACGAAATGTTGTAAATGGAACGCATTCCAACGAGTGCTATTTTTGTGTGTGGCATTATCTATCACTCAACAACCCAATACTTATCATCCAGCATTCAATGACACGAACTTCGTGATCACGGAATCTTCAGGTGGTATCTACACAAAGGACAATTTCAAGTTCATTGCTGATGTCAAGGTCGCATCAACTACCGTTGCAAAACTCAAAGCACCCATCTATTTTGGAAGTACGAACAAAGGTGTGTTCAACATTGGGCGAATCTTGGAA